AATCGTTATCACAGGCCAACCTCGTAGCCGCTCCCGTGGAGAGTTCCGACATTGGCAGTGCGAAGATGGTGAGCGAATTTTTAAAGTGGCGGATGAACTCAATGACGGAACTCCCGAGGGAGGCCGCTATCGGAGCAAACTATTTACTGCAAAACGGAATTTGCTTTTTCGGCACTTACTGGAAGAGGGAAACCACTCGAGTATTTAAGGATATATCACTCGAAGAGATTGCCCAAATGTCCCCCGAGCTGGCAATGGCGATCCAAGATCCTGAGATGAAAGAGGGAGTTGAGGAGATGCTATTCCCGCTATTCCCGAATCTGAAAAAGCGAAGAGTCAGGAAGATGATTAACGAACTTCGTAATAAAGGAGTATCGAAAGTCCCGACTGAAAAAGCGGTAGTCAATCGTCCAGCAATTAAGGCTTATGAATTAGGCAGAGAAATAATCATCGATTCTAATGTAATTGATTTGGAGTCTGCTAGGTCAATTCATTGCATTCATTATTATTCTCCCGAGGCACTCATGCAGAAGGTCAATGAGGGATGGGATAAAAAATGGATCGAGGAGGTACTGGAGAACAGTAAAGGCTTTTATGCGAATGAAAGCTACAGTTCTGACCTCATGTCCTACGATAGTGGCAACTTTTACGGCACACAGGATTTTGAAGGCATGGTCCGAGTAATTACGACTTACCGTAAGGAACTCGATGAAGACGATGTACCAATATGCACGATTACTTGCTGGGCAGATGAAGCCGAAGGGCATGGTTTTCATAGTCCGATGGAATACGATGAAGGTCGTTATCCATTCGTCTGCATAACACGCGAAAACCTCAACCACCGCCTACTTGATTCCCGAGGTTACCCCGAACTTTTAAAGAGTTATCAGATTGCGGCCAAGACCGAGATGGATGCGAGGCGTGACCGTGCATCGATGAGTACAATGCCAGCCGCAGAATATGTCGTTGGACGGAAGCCCGAACGGATCGGACCAGGTGCGCAGATTCCAGTTCGCCGCCGTGGAGAGTTTGGATTCGTTGAAATCCCCCGCTACTCACCGGCAAGTATGGAAGTGGAAATGCAAATCAGACAACTCGCCAACAAGATAACCGGTCGAGCAACATCCGCCGAAGACGCAGTTGAAGCAAACAGCATTCGCCAGCACTTGGTCAATCAATGGCTTAACGGATTCAAACAGGTTCTTAATCGGGTATGGTGTCTAGATAGAACTTATGGCGGTCCACAGATATGGTTTCGGGTCACGAATAACGAGCAAGGCGCTCAACTCATGCTCGATGAGACTGCCGAGGTTTACGATTTTAATATTACATGGAATAGCATGAACCAGGACGAGGAGAAGGTTCTTCAGAAGTTGGATACTGTGGGTAAAATTATGTCTCAGTACGACCGTCAAGGTACTTTTAAGACGGATGCTTACCTTAGAAAGTACCTCGAAGCAATCGACCCAAATCTTGCCGGCCAATTGATCGCTCCAGTCGAAGAAGCAACTGACAAGGAAATTCAAGAAACTTCATCTGATATTGCCAAGATTGCATCGGGTCAGGTTGTTAATGTACCGCAACAAGGAGTAAATTCTCAACTTCGTTTACAAAAACTACAAGAGTACCTCCAAGGAACTCCCGAAGTACCAGCAACCGATGTCCAACAGCGTATGCAAGAGGACGAAAACTTCGCGAAGAGACTTCAAACATATGCGGGTCAGCTCGAAATGATGCAGACTCAACAGCGGAACGCACTAATTGGCCAGCTAGGTACTGCCCCCGGAAATGTACCAGGTACTTCAAACTAACACTAAAATAAGGAATAATTATGCCTCAAGGAAAAGGAACATACGGATCAAAGGTCGGAAGGCCGCGAAATAAATCTACTGAAGTAAAATCTAAAAGTCCTAAACCACTAGGCAAAGGTTTAAAAAAATTTAAGGCTTTGCCAGCAATGGCTAGAGCGGTTAAGACTGCAAAAACACGCAAATGACTTTAGCAGATGCGATTAACGGCCTCGGCGAACAAACTGAGTGGCTTACCATTAAAGAATTTATCCTCGAACAACGGGATATGTGCTTGGTCGATTTCCAAGACTATACCCATGTCGATAATCCTCAAAAACTTGCCCGACTAAGTGGTGAGATTGCCGGACTTACTCGAATAATTGAAAGTTTAGACAATGCCGAAACTGACGCCCCATCAGCAATTTAAAAACGAACATCGGGCCTTGCTGAATCGCTGGCTTGAAGAGAGCGATATCGATGACCAGGAGATGGCTCAAATCGCTTTGACTGATGTAGAGGAATGGATGGACGAGGAAGTTGTCGGCTTTGATTGCGACATGGACCTCGATGATGACGAACACGAAGCGTAAGGGACACCTTTACGAGCAGATATTTTTTGCTGAAGCGCTAAAGCACGGTCTTGAGGTTTTCCCTCCGCTCGGCGATTACCTACCGGTGGACTGCTTAGTTATGAATACGGCGGGAAAGATTTTTAAAGTTCAGGTCAAAGGGACAGAGAGTAAGTCCAAAGACAAAGCTCGGGGTGGATTAGGTCGCTATATGGTCACCACTTCTAGTGGGACAGCCGGTAAGGAGACAATCGACTGCACAAAGGTCGATATTGTCGCGGCATATGTCGAAGACGAAAACACTTTTTACAATATTCCATGCATGGAATTAGACGGGGCAAAACGGATAGGTCTATACCCTCACAACCCTGACTCCAAAGCCAAGCACGAGAAATATCGCGAGGCGTGGGAAGTGTTTAAAACTCCCTGAGTAATTTTCTTGGCCCCCTGTCATAATGGGATGTGGCGGACTATATCGGTACGCAGAAAACGCAAGAGTGCGAACTTCCCAAACGCAGAGAAAATATGGCAGATACAGAAATTAGCGAGGCTCCGGCTACAACAGAAGCAGAATCACAAACGCAAAGCATTACGACCCTTGAGGAGTTAACGGCATCGTTCGTTGACAAAGTTGAGGAGAGTGAAGCGAAAGAGGAATCTGAAGCGGAACCAAGTCCCGAGACTCAGCCCGCAGACGCAGAGACCGACCAAAATGATGTTCTTTTACAGTCAACCGAATCTGAGGAATCAGAAGAGGAGGAAACGGAAGAGATAGCCGATGAGGAGGAGTCCACTGATGAATCGGGGGACGATGAGCCACAGTCTAAAGCTGTTGGTAAACTTCTGAAACAGGTGAACCGCTTGACCGCTCGCTCGAAATCGAGCGAAGAGCTTGTCGATACACTGAAATCAGAAATTGCATCATTAAAATCCAACCCTCAGAAGCAATCGGAATCCAGTCAGCCCGCCTTAGAAGAAGTCCAGGACTTTCAGTCTTTGGAAACTCTTCGGAAGGAAGCTTTAGCCGCCAAGCGATGGTCGCTCCAACACATCGGAAAAGATTTTATCGAAGTCGATGGAAAGGAATATGCCGATGAGGATATCAGAAATATTCTCACCCAAGCAGAAGATTATCTAACGGAGAAAATCCCCGAAAGGGCACAATATCTCCAGGCATCCGCTCAATGGCAACAGGATACGATCAATACTCATCCGTGGATTTCAGAAACAGTCGATACCGACATCGCCGAGGAACGGAGATCCGTTTTAGGTCAGATAAAAAGTCAGTATGCAGACATTCTCAAGTCCCTACCTAATGGCGATTTTGTTGCCGCAACACTCGTAAGAGGGGTGGAAGCGATTAAATCAGATCAGGCAGCCAAGTCGGCCAAGCCTAAAGCCAAAAGGGTAGCCAAAGCACCTCCGACCACGATGGGCGATTCAAGTCCACCGGTACAAACCTCGGCCACTCGAAAGACTGCAAATAAACAAAAGATTTTGGAGCGTAAAGTCATCTCGGAAAACGATCTCGCCGCATTTCTTGCGGACTAAAAAAATTTAAAAATCTTAAAATAAGGAATTACTAAAATGGCTATTGCTACAAGTTACAATGTTACCAGCACTAAAGGTGCTAGAGAAAACCTAGAGAATGTATTAAAAACAGTTGAACCTACAGAAACACCACTGTACTCGACTTTATCTCAATCAGCGGCACCTAAAGCGACTCTTAATGAGTGGCTCGTGGACTCACTTGCTAGTCCTGAAATCGGTGGAGTAATTGATGGGGTTGACCTCACAATTTCTGATGCTCAAAATCTTATCGACACAAGGGCGAGGCTCGGAAATCGAGTACAAACCCTAAGAGATATTTTTTCCGTTTCAAGGCAAGCGGAGATGGTAGATGTTGCTCCTGGCGGGTCTTTGATGGCATCGAGCCGTGCAAAAAGTTTACTACAGTTAAAGCGTTCAATTGAGACGGCAATCGGATCAGGTAATGACCAGTCTGCTGGAACAAGTTCTGCGGGTGCTTTGATGAGCGGGCTCGGGATTTGGTCAAATCCGTCTGCGACCGGTTCGACTTTCGACACATCCTTGAAACAAGGTTTTCGTGCAGTAAGTGGTTCAAGAGTAAGTCTTGCAAGTTTGACTGAATCTGCTTTCCGTGGACTCCTTCAAGCTGTTTACACTGCCGCCGGTTCTAAAGGTACTTACAACCTTTTTGCTGGTCCAGCCGTGATGAACAAAATTACTGACTACACTCGTTCGACTACAACTAATGGAAACTTTAGCTTCGATCAAGATGTTAGTGGCAAGACCCTTGTCAGAAGTGTGTTAACTTATGTCTCCGACTACTCTACGATAAACATCATACCGGACTTATTTTTAGGACGTGTAAATGGTTCTGCAAGTGGTACAGACACAGTTGAGGGTACAGTGAATACAGATCGCGCTTATCTCATCCCTGGTGATGACACAGTAAGTCTGAAATTCTTGGAGGGTATCACGATTCAGGATCTTCCTGATAACGGTGCTGGAAAACGGGCTTTCTCTGAAACGATGCTTTCGTTGAGGGTCAGTAATCCCCGCGCACTTGGAAGTATAATTTAGGTTTAATTGGTTTATTTGGTGTTATTTTGGGAGGCCGGTTGGGTAGTGGCCGGCCTCCCTTTTTCTTTTTAAAATATGAGTCTTAATATCATAGTCAAAGGCGGGAAGAGAAGTGGAATGTCGGGCGAAGAAATGGCCCACTACTTATCAAAGAAAGTTGAACGGGATGCCGAGCGAGAAAAAGCTGGGTATAGTAAGCGAGCAATCGCCGCCCGAAAGAATGCCAAGAAACTTAGTGGAGGAAAAGATTTCCGCTTAGTTTCTGCAATTGATGCGACTACCTTTCTAAGGCATGAGATTCAGTCACCTGGCTCGATGTCTGATTCAGAATATCGCCGAGACTTCGCAAAATCGAACCCCGAAACAGTAATCGGGAGCTAACCATTTAAAATTCAAAAATCATGGCAAATTACGCAACCGCAACTTACACAAATTTAAAATCAAGATTCCAAGCTTTGGCTGGACTTGAAAGTTTACAAACTACAGATGCGAGCTTTCTTCGTGACCTCGTTAACCGGAGAGCGAGGCTTGCCCACGAAAGATACCCGTGGCCCCAATTTACAGTTATAGGAGAATCCATCGCCATTGTAACCAGCGATGCAAATCAGCTTCGCGTTTATGGTACATCAAAGAAAACTTCGGCAGATGCAAATGTTGTTTTCCGAATCCACAAGGCTGACCCTGGTAGCACACGATATCCTGACGAATATACTTATTACTCGGAATTAGATTCGGGCGGATTTCCTTCTATCAAAATTATCGAGCCTACTGCATTAAATGGAATAAATGTTTTCGTAACTTATAGAAAAGATCTTCGTTCCGAAATTAACAGCGGCTCGGCAACTACTGGCTACTACGGTGACGAAGCGGGTGACGAATCCAATGTCCCTAATTTCCTTCTTGATTACCTCGTCCAAGGCAGTTACGCCGATTTCCTTCGTGGGGACGGTCAGACATCGAAGGCGCAACAAGAGGAGCAAAATGCCGAAAACATCTTAATCCAAGAAATCGATATGGTCCGTGAACAAGGCCGTCAGTTCAGAAACGATATCCTTCAGTACCGCCCACCATCCCAATTCCAACGGCACAACATTCAGGCGGGTGGATCTCCAGTTAATCCTGGTATCGCAAATGTTCAGTAAATGCGAACCATCGATTTCACAGCGTTAGAGAAACGCTTTCAAATGGCGGCGGGACTGGCCACCTTAACCGAGGTGGACGAGTTCTTTTTTAAACAAGCTGTAAACACTCGGGCAGACTTAGTTTGGTCACGAATAAAATGGCCGGAGCTTCAGACATTAGTGGAAAAGACGGTAGCGGCCACTACTTCGCCAATAGCCGCCGATAAGGCCGTTCAAATAGATAATGCGGTGGATATTCAAGATGTATTCAAAGTATACAATAAGAACCCGCTTACTGACCGCTCGGCCATACTCATCGATTTTCAGTTAATTAATGGGTTTGTAGTTTTGCCCGCCAATTCGACACAAAGTTCAATATTCATAATGGGCAATTTAGTTCGACCCGATTACGGAAAAGATTCAGGCGATGAGCAAAATGTACCGATGTTTTTAATGAACTATTTATTAGCCGGCATCCTGTCTGACTTTTTGCGGGGAGACGGTCAGACGGAAAAAGCAATGCAAGAGGAGCAACGAGCCGAGGAATATCTAGCTTTAGAAATGGATAAGGCTGAACGAATCGAGTCGCAAAATAAAATAACTTTTAACACCTACCCGAGCTACTCGTTCGGGGTTAACATTCTAACAACACAATAAAATGGGATTATCAGGAATTAATGTTTTAAACAGCATGGGAGCCAATGGGTCGGCCTATGTGAACGATACCGCCAGCCACACAAACGGCACAGATGGCTGGACCGCAATCCAGTTTACCGAAGACTCAGTCTTGGCCGCTCTAGTCGGTAAAATGGATGACTCAGCGGATTTAATTTCCGATGCAGTTACCTTCGCCGCCGGGCAAGTTCTGTATGTACCGGCGAGTGAAGTCCGCTTGGCTTCGGGAGCTTGCTTGCTCTACAAAGGATAAGAGATGCCGGATCTCGCTTTAGGCTTAATGATAGGGGAGGCGGATGCAGATTCGCACATCCCACCCATCGGAGTCGATGGAGCATTACAGGTAGAGAGCGGACCCTATTTAAACACAGAAGACGGAAACATTTTAGCATTTGATTAAAGGAAAATAAAACATGGCGAACCGAAAAATTTCATCTTTAGACGCACTCGGGGCAACCCCCGCCGTTGGCGATATCATTCCAATTACCGATGTCTCGGACACCACCGGTTCGGCACAGGGTACAACAAAAAAAGTAACAGTTGCTAACCTGGTAGCCGCCGCCCCTGTTCAATCAGTTGCTGGCCGAACGGGTACAGTTACAGTTGATGCGGGTGATCTTACTGACGGAGATTTCGGCGGTACTGCCATACTTGGATTTGATGCTACATTGAACGACAAAACCGACAGTTATACTTTACTCGCCTCAGATGCCGGCAAGGTCGTAGTCATTAATAAAGGATCAGCAGTTACAGTTACAGTTC